TTGAGCGACTGCGCGGCGAACGGCCTTCTGAACGAGGCGATTGACGGCCTCTCCGCCCGGGAACTCGCGCGCCTGCTGAACGATTGGGAGATCGTCGCGCGAAAGGACCAATGGCCGCCCGACCTCACTGAAGCCGGCCTGCCATGGCGCGTCTGGCTCATCCTCGGCGGACGCGGCGCAGGCAAGACCCGCGCCGGCGCGGAATGGGTGAAGGGCCTGGCGCTCGGGCGCCCGCATTTTTGCACGCGGCCGGTGTCACGCATCGCACTCATCGGCGAGACCGCCGCCGACGTTCGCGAGGTCATGATCGAAGGCGTGTCCGGCCTGCTTGCGATTCACGGAAAGCGGGATCGGCCGCGATGGGAAAGTTCGCGCCGCCGTCTCGTCTGGGACTCCGGCGTCGTCGCGCAGGCGTTTTCGGCGGAAGATCCGGAAAGCCTGCGCGGACCCCAATTTCACGCCGCCTGGTGCGACGAACTCGCTAAGTGGCGCTACGCCAGGGAGACATGGGACATGCTGCAATTCGGCCTGCGCCTCGGCGACTGGCCGCGACAGCTCGTGACGACGACGCCGCGGCCGACGCCATTGCTGAAAGACCTCATCGCACACCCGGCGACCGTTTTGACGCGCGCGCTGACGCGCGAGAACGCCGCCAATCTTGCGCCGTCATTTCTAGAAAGCGTCGTGGCGCAATACGCCGGCACGCGGCTGGGACGGCAGGAGCTCGACGGCGAGATCGTCGAGGAACGCAAGGACGCGCTGTGGACGCGCGACCTGATCGAAGCCTCGCGCGTTGCCGATGCGCCAAGGCTTGCGCGCATCGTCGTCGCGGTCGATCCGCCGGCGAGTTTCGGCAAGCGCGCCGACAATTGCGGAATCATCGCCGCCGGCGCCGACGCGGGAGGCGCGATCTTCGTGCTCGCGGACTCGACGATCTCCGCGGCGCGTCCGGCGCAATGGGCCCGCGCGGCGATCGCGCTTTATCACAAGCTTTCCGCGGACGTCCTCGTCGCCGAAGTCAATCAGGGCGGCGAGATGGTGCGCGCGGTGCTGAATGAAGCCGATCCCGCCGCGCCCGTGACAATGGTGCGCGCGACGCGCGGCAAATATCTGCGCGCGGCGCCGGTTGCGCAACTTTACGAACAGGGTCGCGTGAAACATGTCGGAGCGTTTCCCGCGCTCGAGGACGAAATGTGCGATTTCGGCTTCGACGGATTGTCCTGCGGACGCTCGCCCGACAGGCTCGACGCGCTGGTGTGGGCAATCACCGCCCTGGCGCTGACGCCGAAAGCGCCCGAGCCGCGCATGCGGCGAGTGTGAAACCAAGCCATGAAAAGGGATTCGAAATGCCGTCGCTCCTCTCGCGCCTTCTCGGCGCGCGCGCTCCCGCGCGTGAAACCAAATATTCGCGCGCGGCGAAACTTCTCGCCATGCACACGATCGGCCAGCCGCACTGGACGACGCGCAATTCTTCCAGCCTGACGCGCGAAGGCTATGAGCGCAACGCCGTATGCCATCGTTGCGTGCGCATGATTGCGGAGAGCGCCGCCTCGGTGCCCTGGCTCATGTATCACGGCCGCGACGAACTGATCGACCATCCGCTGCTCGATCTCATCGAGCGGCCCAATCCGCTCGACACCGGCGTTTCCTTCCTCGAAGCGGTCTGCGCCAATCTTCTGCTTTACGGGAACGCCTATGTCGAGTCCGTCCTGCTCGACGGGCAATTGCGCGAACTCTACGCGCTTCGTCCGGACCGCATGACCGTCGAGCCCGGCAAGAACGGCTGGCCTGCAGCCTAAATCTATCGCGCCATGGGCGACGAAGCGCGCTACGAAATGCGGGGCGAGGGAATCGAGCCGATCCTGCACATAAAACTGTTCAATCCGCTCGACGATTATTACGGATTCGCGCCCCTCGCCGCCGCCCAGATCGCGCTCGACACCCATAACGCCGCGAGCTTCTGGAACAAGGCGCTGCTCGACAATTCGGCGCGACCTTCCGGCGCCCTTGTCTACGCCGGGCCGGACGGCGCGCATCTGACGGACGAGCAGTTCACGCGGCTGAAGGAGGAGCTCGAAGAGAATTTCTCCGGCGCCGTCAATGCGGGCCGCCCTCTCCTTCTCGAAGGCGGCCTCGACTGGAAAGCCCTGTCGCTTTCGCCAAAAGACATGGACTTCACGGAAACCAAGGCGGGCGCCGCACGAGAGATCGCTCTCGCCTTCGGCGTGCCGCCGCTGCTCATGGGGCTGCCCGGCGACAATACGTTCAGCAATTATCAGGAAGCCAATCGCGCCTTCTGGCGACAGACCGTGCTGCCGTTGGTCGTCCGCATCCAGAAGAGCTTTCAGGCCTGGCTGCAGCCGGGGTTTGAAACCTTCCGCTTCGACTATAACGCAGACCGGCTGGAAGCCTTCGCAACCGAGCGCGCAAGCGAATGGGAGCGCGTCGGCAAGGCGAACTTCCTTACGCTCGACGAGCAGCGCGAGGCGGTCGGCTATGGTCGCAGGCCAACGCCGGACGCAACGCGGGCTGGCGCAAAATGCGAGGCGGAATGAGCGACATTCTCGGCGCCGTGCTCGAACGCGGCGACCTTGCGCATCTTGCGCTGTTTCTCTGGGCCTGCGTCGCCACCGCGCAGGCCAATATGGCGATGCGCGAGCTTAGCGAGGCGACGAGACGCATCGACGCCTTCGTGCGCGAACTCTCGAGATTCAACCGAAGATATGGGAGCGATTAATGACGCATGTGACATGGCGGTTTCCATTCAAGAAGCGCGGACGCCGGCGCGCGTCGCGTTATCGCGAAGACCCATCCGCCGTATTCAAGACCTTCGTCCAGGTTCTGACGCAGATGCACGCCCAGACACGCGCGTCAGACCAGCTTCATCTCGGCGCACATGCGGAGAAAGGCTGATGCCGGCGGCCATGACCGATATTCGCTTCGGCGCGGCGAGAGAAATGAAGCGCGCTCGAGCGCCGCTCGCGCGAACGGGCGCGGGCGGCGCAATTGAAGGTTACGCCAGTCTTTTCGGCGTCGTCGACAATGGCGGCGACATGGTGATGGCCGGCGCCTTTGCGCGTTCGCTGCTCAAACGCGGCGCCGCTGGCGTTAAGATGCTCTGGCAGCACCAGGCGAGCGAACCGATCGGCGTGTGGACGTCGATCTTAGAGGACGCGCGCGGACTGAAAGTCGCGGGTCGCCTCGATCTCTCTGTGGCTCGCGCCCGCGAGGCGCTGTCGCTGCTGCGCGGCGGCGCCGTCGACGGGCTATCGATCGGTTTTCGCACCCTGCGCGCAACGACCGACAAAAGCAGTGGCGTGCGCCGCTTGCACGAAATCGATTTGTGGGAGATCTCGATCGTCACTTTTCCAATGCTGACAGCGGCGAGAGTTGACGCAGTCAAGCGCGGGGCGCTTGTTCCCGAGCCCCGCACAATCGATAGAACGTCCTGCAAAGTCGCAAGGCTGAAATCGCAGCAGGCCGCCTTGGCCTTCGAACGCCAGTTACGCAGACTCGACGGCCAGCGGCCGCTCTGACTTCCCGACATATCCGCGTCGTCGCCGTCGGCCGTGGATAGGAACAAAAGACGGCTCACATACGCGCAACGCATTACTCGGCGGCGCCTGCCGCGCGAGAGCGGTCGCGCGCGCCTGTTTTGCATCAAGAGGTGGTCTCAATGTCATCGATCGAAATAAAGTCTGCCGGCGACGATATCGTCGCCGATCTCAATCGCGCCTTCAGCGCCTTCAAGGAAGCCAATGACGAGCGTCTGGCGCAGATCGAGACCCGCATGGGCGCCGATGTCGTCACAGAGGAAAAGCTCGCGCGCATCGACCAGACGCTCGATGAAACGAAGAGCCGTCTCGATCGTCTCGCGCTCGACATGTCGCGCCCGCGCATTGGCGGGGCAGTTGTAGAGGACCGCAACGGACGCGAACACAAATCCGCATTCAATCACTACATGCGCTCCGGCGAGGCGACGGGTCTGAAGGCGCTCGAGGCCAAGGCGATGTCGCGCTCCTCGGGTCCCGACGGCGGTTATCTCGTGCCGATCCCCGCTGAACGCGAGATCCTGCGCCGTCTCGCGAAGCTCTCGCCGATCCGCGCGATCGCCAGCGTGCGCGAAATCTCGAGCGCATCATTGCGCCGGGCGTTTTCCACGACCGGCCCCGCCGCCGGGTGGGTGACGGAAACCGATCCGCGACCCCAAACCAATAACCAGCAGATCGCAGACATGACCTTCCCGGCGATGGAGCTTTACGCCATGCCTGCCGCAACGCAGGCGCTGCTCGACGACGCTGTCGTGGACATCGAGCAATGGATCGCCGACGAAGTCCAGGTCGCCTTCGCGGAGCAGGAAGGAGCCGCCTTCGTCAGCGGCGACGGCGTCAACAAGCCGAAAGGCTTCCTCGCCTATACGACCGTCGCCGACGCAAGCTGGACCTGGGGCAATGTCGGCTATGTCGTGACGGGCGTTTCCGGCGCCTTCGCCGCGACGAATCCGTCGGACGCGCTGTTCAACCTCGTCTACGCCTTGCGCGCCGGCTATCGACAGAACGGCAAATTCGTCATGGGCCGTCGGGCCCAATCCCTCGTGCGGCAGTTCAAGACGACGACGGGCGACTACATCTGGACGCCCCCGGCGACGGCCGACGGATCGGCCTCGCTGATGAACTTTCCCGTCGTCGAGGCCGAGGACATGCCGGATCCCGCCGCCAACAGCCTCTCGATCGCCTTCGGCGATTTCGAGCGCGGCTATGTTGTAGTGGATCGCGTCGGCATTCGCGTCTTGCGCGATCCCTACTCCGCGAAGCCCTATGTGCTTTTCTACACGACGAAGCGCGTCGGCGGCGGCGTGCAGAATTTCGAGGCGATCAAGCTGCTGAAATTTGGCGTGTCCTGAACCTCCGCGCTTCACGCGTCCGCGGCGCAAGTCGCCGCGGACTTTCCCTCCCCCGACATCAGGAGCAGGCATGCGACCCATGCTCATTGGCGCGCCAGCAGTCGAGCCCGTCTCGCTTGCGGAAGCGAAATCGTGGCTGCGAGAAGATTCGAGCGACGAAGACCAGTTGATCCAGGCGCTGGTCGTTGCGGCGCGCATGACTCTCGAGGCCTATACGCGCCGGTTTTTTGTCACACAAAACTGGCGTCTGATCCTTGACGCCTGGCCATCCTCGCTACGCGCAACGTCGACCGTCGCCCTGCCCTTTGCGCCGTTCCAGACCGTGACCGCCATCCGCGTATACGATGTCAATGACGCCTCGCTACTCGTCGGTTCGACGACCTATCGCGCGCCTTCCGCGACAGACGCCGGACGCATCGTCTTCAAATCCGCGCCGCCCGCGCCGGGGCGCGCGAACGATGGCGTCGAAATCGATCTGACCGTCGGCTACGGCTCGCTCGCGGCGCAAACGCCCGAACCATTGCGGCGCGCCATCCTGACGCTTGTCGCCTATTGGAGGGAAAATCGCGGCGACGACAACGGAAGCGCCCTGCCTAAATCAGTCATACAGCTCGCGAGCCCCTTCCGACGCGAGCGGCTGGCATGAGTCGGCGACCTTCCATCGGCGACCTGCGTCAGCGCGTGACGATCGAGTCCGTCATCGACACATTCGACGACGTCGGCGGATTTGCGCGCAGCTTTACGCCGCTTGCGCAAGTCTGGGCGCGGATCGAAGCGACCGGCGCGCGCGACCAGTTCGTGGAGCAGCGGGCGGAGCAATCAACGACACATGTCGTGACGATCCGATGGCGCGACGACGTGAAGAGCCAGATGCGCTTCGCTTTTCGCGGGCGAAAACTGCTCATCCGGAGCGTTCTCGATCACGACGAACGGCGCCGCTTCCTTGCCTGCGAATGCGAGGAGATTTCGTAAGGAGGAGAGCATGAGCACATCGCCGGTCATCGCGCTTCGAAAGGCGATCCGCGCGCATCTTCTCGCTGATGCGGCGCTCGTCGCGGCGCTCGGCGGCGGCAAGATCTTCGACGAGACGCCGCGCAACGCTGAACCGCCCTATGCGCTTTTTGGCGAAACGCAGATGCGCGATTGGTCGGCCGACCTTTCGCGCGGCGCCGAGCAATTTCTTACCTTTGCCGTCGTTTCGACCCAGCGCGGGTTGAGCGAGGCGCTCGGGATCGCGCAACAGATCGTGGATCTGATCGACGAAGCGCCACTGACGCTTCAGGGCCACATGTTGATTGATCTGAGCTTCGTTTCCCTGGAGACGAAACGGGATCAGAGCGGTCGCTTCGCCCGCGTCAATTTACGCTTCCGCGCAACGACCGAATATCTCTAACATTCAAGGAAACTACGAAGATGTCCGCCCAAAAAGGCAAGGATCTGTTGTTGAAGATCGGCGACGGCGCCGGCGGCTTCGTAACCGTGGCCGGACTGCGCACACGACGCATCGCGCTTAACGCCGATACGGTCTACGTCACCGACGCAGAGTCGAACGGCCGCTGGCGCGAATTGCTCGGCGGCGCCGGCGTCAGACGCGCCAGCGTTTCCGGAACCGGCGTATTCAAGGACCAGGCGTCGGACGCGATGCTCCGTCAGGCGTTTTTCGACGGGTCGTTGCGCGACTGGGAAATTGTCGTCCCCGGCTTCGGCGTGCTCAGCGGACCATTTCAGATTTCCAATCTCGACTATCGCGGCGAACATGCTGCGGAAGTAACTTTCGACATCTCGCTCGACTCCGCGGGCGCGATTACCTTCACGGCAATCTGAGGCGAGTCATGGCGAATTCGAAGCGCGGCGAGATCGAGGCGCTGCTCGACGGGAAAACCTACACACTTTGTCTTACGCTCGGCGCATTGGCGGAGCTCGAAAGCGGACTGGGCGCAAATGACCTCGTCGCGCTGGCGGAACGCTTCGAGGCGCGTCGACTCTCCGCCCGCGACATTCTCCGCATCATCGGCTGCGGGCTGCGCGGCGCCGGACATGCGCTGAGCGACGACGACGTTGCGCAGATGAAGGTTTCGGGGGGACTTGCGGGTTATGTGCAGATTGCGGCGAACCTCCTCGCCGCGACATTCGGCGACGAGCCGGAGCCGCACGCGCCGCAAAACCCTCCGACGCCGCAGGACGCCTGACGGCGAAGCGAACGAAGACGGCGCGCGATCCCTCTCCCCGCGCGCCTTTTCCGTTCTCGCGCGCCATGGCCTTTGGCCTGGGCGTCCTGCGGCTTCGCCCCCCCCCCGCGACTTCTGGTCGATGACGCCGCGCGAACTGCATCGCGCGATGGAAGGCGTCTACGGACGTGGTGGCGGGGCGCCGTCACGCGCGACCCTCGATGAATTGATGCGCGAATTTCCAGACGCGAGGCCTCCAAAGTGACTGAAGCAGATAATTTTCCCGACGTCTTCAATCAGCCTGGAGCAAACAACCCGCTCGCCGCCCAGGATCTCAAGGCGATGAAAGCGTTGCTCGACCAGATCAATGTTTCCGCGGGCAACGTCACTCGAACCCTCTCCAACGGCTTTGGCGCAGCGTCCACGAGCGGCAAGAGTTTTAACGAGACTCTCGCGGCAATCGCGCAATCGCTGGCGAGAGTCGCTATGCGCGAAGGCGCCAGGGCCTTGGCCCAGGGCCTCGTAAGCGGGCTGAGCGGCCTCTTTTCAAACGCCTTCAGCGGGAGCGGCGCCGTCACGCCCTTCGCGGAAGGCGGCGTCGTCGCAAGTCCTGCCTATTTCGCCAATGGCGGAACAGTCGGGTTGATGGGAGAACGCGGAGCCGAGGCGATCATGCCGCTTGCACGCGGCGCCGACGGACGGCTCGGCGTGGTCGCACAGACTGGCCGCGCGCCGGTAGCCGTGACGGTGAACATCGCCGCACAGGATATCGAAAGCTTCCGCCGTTCGGAGGCGCAGATCACCGGCGCGCTCGCGCGCGCTGTGGCGCGAGGCCAACGCAATCTTTGACCATTCTCGAAGGGATAGCGCATGAGCGATTTTCACGAGGTCCGCTTTCCGCTCGATGTTTCCCTGCATGGCAGTGGAGGACCGGAGAGACGCACTGAAATAGTGACGCTGGGCTCCAACCGGGAGGCCCGAAACGCGCGCTGGGCGCATTCGCGGCGACGCTACGAAGCGGGCTATGGCGTAAAGAGCCTCACACAGCTCGCGCAAGTCATCGAGTTTTTCGAGGAGCGGCGCGGAAGACTCTATGGCTTCCGCTGGCGCGATCGAGTCGATCACGCGTCCTGCACGCCAGGCGCAACGATTTCGCCCACAGATCAGGTCATCGGCGCGGGGGATGGAACGCGCGCAACTTTCCAGCTCGTGAAGAACTATGGCGGCGCCTTTTCCGCCTATACGCGAGCCATCGCAAAGCCGGTCGCCGGGAGTGTGCGCGTCGCAGTCGATGGCGTGGAGAAGACCGCGTTGCAAATGTCGGTCGATACCACGACGGGGCTCGTGACATTTGCGCCGGGACAGATTCCTGCAGCAGGCGCCGTCGTGACTGCGGGATTTCATTTCGACGTGCCGGTTCGTTTCGACACCGACTTTCTCGAAATCGACATGCAGGCATTCGAGGCCGGAGTCATTCCGAAAATCCCGGTCATCGAAATTGCGTTGTGAGGAACCACGATGCTGAATCTTTCTCCTTCCATGCTGGCGAAACTGGAATCTCGCGCGACAAGCTTTTGCAATTGCTGGCGGCTCGCGCGACGGGGCGGCGTTGTAATGGGCTTCACGGATCACGACCGGGATCTTTCCTTCAACGGCGTGACATTTAGCGCCGGCGCCGGGCTATCCGCGTCGCAACTCGAAAGCGGCCTCGGCCTCGCGCCAGGAACAGCGGAGGCGAGCGGCGCGCTGACCGACGACAGTTTGCGTGAGGCCGATCTTCTCAACGGGCTTTACGACGGCGCCTCGGTAGAGACATGGCTTGTCGACTGGAGGAATGTCTCGGACCGTTTGTTGCTCGACGTGTCGACGATCGGAGAAGTGCGGCGCGGGGAATTCGTATTCCATGCGGAGTTGCGCTCTGCCGCCCATATCTTCGAGCAGCAACAGGGCCGCGCTTTTCAGCGCGGGTGCTCCGCGGAGCTCGGCGATGCGCGTTGCGGCGTCAATCTCGCAACGGCGGGTTTGCATACGACGGGAACGGTCGTCTCATTCGCTGGCGGCGTGATGACGCTCGACCTCGCGGCCTCCTTTGTCAGCGGCTTCTTCACTGGCGGCGTTCTGGAATTCACGAACGGCGACAACGCCGGCGTGCGTCTCACAGTGAAATCACACTTGCAGGAAGCATCGCGCGCGAGCATTGCGCTCTGGACTCCTCCTGGGGCTATGGTCATCGCAGGCGACGCGGTTTCGGTGACCGCAGGATGCGACAAGTCTCCATCGACCTGCCAGACGAGGTTCAACAACATCGTCAACTATCGCGGCTTCCCGCATATGCCGGGCAATGATCGCGTTATCGCCTATCCCAGCGCGCTGGCGCCGGCGATGGACGGAGGGAGCTTTTTTCGATGAGCCTCGAACGCGAAGCAATCGTCGCTGCGGCGCGTCGCTGGATCGGGACGCCATACACGCATCAGGCGTCGCTCCTTCACGTCGGCTGCGACTGCCTCGGGCTCGTTCGCGGCGTGTGGCGTGAAGTGATCGGCGACGAGCCCGAACGCGCGCCGCCATACACGCCGGACTGGGCGGAGACGCTCGGCGTCGAGACGCTTCTCGAAGCAGCTCATCGACATTTCGTGGCCGTGCCGCCCAATGCGTATTGCGCCGGCGATGTTCTCGTCTTTCGCTTTCGGGATCATCTGCCGGCAAAGCATCTCGGCATTGCGACCTCCGCGACGCATATGGTGCATGCGCACAGCGGCGCCGGTGTTTCGGAGACGCCGGTCGGAATGCATTGGCGCAAACGCATAACCGCCGCATTCGCTTTTCCCGGCGTCTCCGGCTGACGCACCATCTCACCTTTTCGAGGTATTCATGGCGACGCTCGTTCTACAGACGATCGGCTCCGTGGTCGGCGGCGCCGTGGCCGGGCCGATCGGTTCGACAATCGGACGACTCGTTGGAGCCGCCGGCGGCGCCTTCATCGATCAGGCGCTGCAGCCGCAATCTTCGCCACGCTATTCCATCGGCCCGCGGCTGAAATCCATGGATGGCGTTACATCCATGGAAGGCGGGGGCGTTCCGCGCGTCTACGGCCGCGCGCGCATCGGGGGACAGATGATCTGGGCGACCCGCTTTCTCGAGCGCGTGTCCGTCGCTCCCGGAAACAGTCAGAAAAGCGGCAAGGGAACCGGCGGCGGCGACGCGCCGACCTTCAATTTCACCTATTCCTATTCGGCGAATTTCGCCATCGCCCTCTGCGAAGGGCCGATCGCTTTCGTGCGCCGCATCTGGGCCGATGGCTCGGAACTCGACATGACGACGCTGCCGATCCGCATTTATACGGGAACAGAGAATCAGGGGCCGGATCCGCTGATCGTCGCCAAGGAAGGCGGCGGCAATGCGCCGGCCTATCGCGGCCTCGCCTATATTGTCTTTGACGATCTCCCCCTCGCCGCTTTCGGCAATCGCATTCCGCAATTCACATTCGAGGTGGTGAAGCCTGTCGCGGGGCTCGGCGAAATGATCCGCGGCGTGGATCTCATTCCGGGCGCGACCGAGGCCGGCTATCTGCCGACGCTGAAGCTGAATTTCTATTCGCCTGGAGCGACGGCGGCGGAAAATCGTCATCAGTTGACGGCGGCTACCGACTGGACGGCGTCGATCGACGCATTGCAGGCGCTCTGTCCCAACCTCGAAAGCGTGGCTCTCGTCGTCGCGTGGTTTGGCGACGATCTGCGCGCGGAGCATTGCACGATCACGCCGCGCGTCGATGCGCCGTTCAAGACCATCGGCCAGTTCAATTACATCATCGGCCCCTATTGGCCGCCGGACTGGTCCGTCGCCGGTCAGACGCGAACGACAGCGCAAATCGTTTCCCAGATCGACGGCCGCGCGGCTTACGGCGGCACGCCGAGCGACGCCTCGGTCGTCGCCGCCATTTCCGATCTGAAGGCGCGCGGGCTTTCGGTCGTTTTCTATCCATTCCTGATGATGGATGTGCCGCCGGGCAACACCTTGGCCAATCCTTACACGGGCGGGGATGGGCAGCCGGTGTTTCCCTGGCGCGGACGCATCACCTGCGATCCCGCGCCGGGTCGGCCCGCTTCGCCGGACGCAACGGCGGCTGCGGCTTCGCAGATCAACGCCTTCGTCGCGCGTTACCGGACTTTCATCCTGCACTACGCCAATCTCTGCCAGTCCGCCGGGGGAGTCGACGCCTTTCTCATCGGCTCCGAAATGATCGGCCTCACGCGCGTGCGCTCTGCGCCCGGACAATATCCATTCGTCACGGCGCTCACGGCGTTGGCGGCGGACGTGAAGGAGATCGTCGGCGGCGCGACGAAGGTCTCCTATTCCGCCGACTGGACGGAATATGGCGCGCATGTTCCGACGGCGGGGGAATTGCGCTTTCCGCTCGATCCCTTCTGGGCGTCGAGCGCTGTCGATTTTATCGGCGTCGACGTTTATTGGCCGCTCTCCGACTGGCGTGACGGCGACGCGCATCTCGACGCGCAGGAAACGGCGAGCGTCCATGATCTCGCTTATCTGACGTCACGGGTCGCGTCAGGCGAAGGCTACGACTGGTATTACGCGGACGCCAGCGCGCGCGCCGCGCAAGTCCGCACGCCGATCACGGATGGCCTCGGCAAGCCTTGGGTGCATCGGCAGAAGGACTTTCTCTCCTTCTGGTCGCAACAGCATTACGAGCGAGTCGGCGACGCGGAGCTCGCGGCGCCCACGGCCTGGGTTCCGCAGTCCAAACCGATCTGGATCATGGAGACGGGATGTCCCGCGGTCGATCGCGGAGCCAATGCGCCGAATGTCTTTCCCGACGCGCGCTCGAGCGAGGGAGGACTCCCCTATTTCTCGCGCGACGGTCGCGATGATCTGATGCAGGCGCGCTTTCTCGAAGCGATGATCGCACATTTCGATCCGACTCGTCCCGGCGGCGCGACAGCGAATCCCGCGTCGGCTGTTTACGGCGGTCCGATGGTCGATCCTTCCCGCATTCATGTCTGGTGCTGGGATGCGCGGCCTTTCCCTGCGTTCCCCTCTCAGAGCGCCGTGTGGAGCGATGCGGCGAACTGGGAGACCGGACATTGGCTCAACGGCCGACTGGAGGGCGTTCCGCTCGATCGTCTGGCAGTGGAGTTGGCGAAGGCCGTCGAGGCGCCGGGCCTCGTGGTCGATCGGCCCAATATCGGCGGCTTTCTCGACGGCTATGTTGTGGAGCGGCCAATGTCGCCGCGCGAAGCAATCGATCCGCTTTGCGCGCTTTATGGTTTCGACGCGGTCGTCGGAGGCGGCAAGCTGGATTTCGTCGAGCGCAGGGGACCGGCGACGTCGATTGACGACGATGATCTCGTCGCCGGCAGGGACGCTACGCTCGTCACGCTGACGCGCGCGCAGGAAAGCGAACTGCCGCATGAGATCGCGCTTTCCTATTCGGACTCGGAAAACGACTTCCAGATGGCCCGCGTGCTGTCGCGCCGACTTGAAGGCCTCTCCGCGCGCCAGAGCGAAGCGCAGGCGGCGGTGATGACGCATCGCGCCAACGCGCAAATGCTCGCCAATGTCTGGCTGCAGGATTTGTGGATCGGGCGTGAGACGGCGGAATTCGCGCTGCGGCCGGGACTCGTTGCGCTCCGGCCGAGCGATCTCGTGCGTCTCGGCGCCGCGGGCGGCGGGCGGTTGTTCCAGATCCAGCGGATCACGGACGGCGCTGCGCGGCAGGTGAGCGCGCGCGCCATTGATCCCTCCGTCTATGACGTCCCCGCGCCGCGAATTTCACGCAACGCGACCGCTTCGCCAAAAATTCTGGGGCCGCCGCGCGTCGTTGTGCTCGATCTCGCGATCGAACGCGACCAGCCCGCGCTGTCATATGTCGCTGCTTTCGCCGATCCCTGGCCGGGATCGCTGGCAATCGTGAAATTGACGGGCGGCGACGCCGAAACTGTCGGCGTGATCGGCAAGCGCGGGACGATCGGCGACACGCTCGACACGTTGCGCGCCGGACCTGTGGCGCGCTTCGACAATGGATCGAGCGTGACGGTGAGATTGAGCGGGGGCGAACTCGCTTCGGTCGACGATCTCGCCGCGCTCGCGGGAAAAAGCGCCATGGCGATACAGGGCGGCGACGGCGCGTGGGAGATCTTTTCCTTCGCGCACGCCGAACTTGTCGCGGCCCGCACCTTTCGACTCTCGCGGCTCATTCGCGGGCTGGGAGGCGAGGAACATCTGGCGGCGCGCGATGCGCCGGCGGGGTCGACTGTCGTGCTACTCGACGATGCGCTGGTTCCGCTGGCGCGCAAGGTTTCCGAAATCGGCGCTCCGATTACCTATGCGATCGGTCCCGCCGACCGGAACTACGCCGACCCGCTCTATGTGCGCGCCGCCGTCACGGCGACCAACAAGTCGCTGCGGCCCTATGCGCCGACGCAGGCGCGCGCTCTGCGGACTGGGAATGGAATCGTGATCAGCTTCATCAGGCGATCGCGCGTCGACTCCGACGCATGGGAGACGCTCGACGTCCCGCTGGGCGAAGCAAGCGAAGCCTATGAGGCGGAGATCCCGCTTCCGGTCGGGACACGCAGGCTCGTCGCGACGACGCCGTCGATCCTCTATCCCGCCGCGCAGGAGATCGCCGATTTCGGCGCAGAGCAAAGCGTAATCAGCCTCTCGATTTATCAAATCAGCGCCACGGTCGGACGCGGCTTTCCGCTCACCGTGACGCTCGACGTTCAATAGGGAAACCGATGACGCTCACAAAACATCTAGCGCTGCCGCTCATCGATGCGGCGCAAGCGCAGAAACACGTCACGCACAATGAAGCGCTCGCTTTGCTCGATGCGCTCGCGCATCTTGCCGTCAGCGCGCGCGATGCGACAACGCCGCCGGCGACGCCGGCGGAAGGCGATCGCCTTCTCGTCGGCTCGGCCGCAACCGGCGCCTTCGCCGGCAAGGACTTTCAGGTCGCAACCTTTCTCGCGGGCGGCTGGACCTTTCTTTCGCCGCAGGCCGGTTGGCGCGTCTATGTCGCGGACGAATCCCGCCTGCTCGTCTTTGACGGCGCCGGCTGGATCGACGTCGGATCGACGTTCGACGAATTCCAAAATCTCGCGCGCCTCGGCGTGGGAACGCTCGCCAACGCGGCAAATCCGCTTTCCGCGAAACTCAACGCCGCGCTCTTCACCGCGAAGCCGGTCGCAGAAAGCGGCTCGGGCGATCTGCGCGTCACGCTCAACAAGGAGGGCGCGGCGAATACGGTCTCGCAGCTCTATCAGTCCGGCTACTCCGGACGCGCCGAGACGGGGCTCACAGGCGACGACGATTTTCGCGTGAAAGTTTCTCCCGACGGTTCGACCTGGAAAGATGGAATCGTCGTCGACAGGACAACCGGCGCAGTGTCGTTTCCCAACGGCGGCCCGACGAAAATCGTCGCCTTTACCTCCAGCGGCGTCTACACGCCGACGCCCGGCCTGCGCTTTGCGGACGTGATCCTCTTCGGCGGCGGAGGCGGCGGCGGATCGGGGGCGCGTCAGGCGGCCGGAGCGGCGGCTTCGGGCGGCGGAGGTGGCGGAGGCGGCGGCGTCAACCGCGGGCGCTTCACGGCGGCGCAGATCGGCGCCGGCAAGGTCATCGCCATCGGCGCCGGGGGCGCGCCGGGCTCCGCCCAGACGACAAACTCTACAGCCGGCAACGCAGGCGCCGCCGGGGGCGCCACGGCCTTCGGAACGCTGATCAGGGCTGGAGGAGGCGGCGGCGGCGCCGGGGGCGGACTCGCTGTCGCGTCGGGCGGCGGCGGCGGCGGCGCGGATATCAACGGCGGCGGCGGTTCGGGGCCGACCGCGGGCGCGGGCGCTTACGGCCTCGCCAATGGCGGCGCGGGCGCGCAGGGCGGAAGCTCGCTCGGCGGAGACGTGGGCTCCGGCGGCGGAGGCGGCCCCGCAGCGGGGGCGGCGGGAGCGGCGGGAGGAACGGTTCGCAAGGCGTCGGCGGGAGGCGGCGCGGGCGGCGGCCTTACGGCCGCGAACGCTGTTAGCCCGGGCGGCGTGGGCGGACTCCTCTACGTCAACAACACGGCCCAGCAGGGCGCCGCCGGCGCGGCCGGCGTCAGTGGAGGCGCCGGGCCGTCCTTCGCTGCCGGCGTCGGACCCGTCGACCAGCCGGGCGGCGGCGGCGGCGGCGGCGGCTCGTCGCTCACGGCGGCGGGCAATGGCGGCGCGGGAGGCTTTCCCGGCGGCGGCGGAGGCGGCGGGGGCGCACACCAGAATGGCGGCTCGGGCGGAGCCGGCGGCGCCGGCGGCGCGGGTTACGCCATCATCATCGAATATTTCTGATCGGAGGTCGCCATGCGATTTGCCCTCATTCGCGACGGCGTCGTGGAAAACGTCGTCGAGGCCGAAGAGAACTTCCCGAGCGGACATTCCCCGACCGACGGCGGCGTGATTGCGTTGCCGGCGCAAAACGCCGGGCCGGGGTGGATTTACGACGGCGAGACGTTTTCGCCGCCAGACGTTGTCGCTTCTGCGCCGGAATCGGTGACAATGTTTCAGGCGCGCGAAATCCTGCGGCGCACGCCGGCAAAGAACGGTGGAACGCTGCTCGACGCCGTCAACGCCTACATCGACTCGCAGCGCGCTGAACAGCCGACGCTGGCCCTCGCCTGGGAATATGCGACGCATGTGGAGCGCAATGGCGTTTTCGTCAAAGCGCTCGCCGGCGTCTTCGATTTGAGCGAGGCGGCGCTCGACGAACTCTTCCGCGTCGCCGCGACAATCGACGCCTGAGCCCTCTCTTCACGCCCAACGCAAATCTCGTGCGCCAGCGCGCGCGATTACGTCCGCTTGCCTGAAAGGAAACCCGCAATGAACTGGCCACATGAACGCGTCGTCTCCGAATTGATCGAGTTTTACGGCGATCCCGTGCTGCACAGCTCGATCAATCCCAAATGGGAGCGCGACAACATCGTCGATCTCGTTCCCCCCTACGCCATGCGCTACTCCTGGGGGCCGCCGGTGAGGGCGCTGCGCTTCCACAGGAAATGCCGGGACGCTTTCGGCGAGGCGCTGCTCTCCATCAAAAAACTTTACGGAACGCAAAAGGACATCGAGGCGCACCGTATGCATCTGACGGGCGGCTCGCTGATGGTGCGACTGAAGCGCGGATCGAGCCATTCATGGTCGATCCACAGCTGGGGGGCCGCGCTCGACATCGATCCGCAACACAATCCTTTCCCTGCGAAATGGCGCCCCGGCTTCATTCCGATCGAAGCGGCGCAAGCCTTCCAGAAATGCGGGCTGATCTGGCGCGGCGCGAACGGCGACAACGACCCGATGCATTTCCAGGCGGCCGAGCACAGCTATCGCCACTGAGGCGACGACCTTCCGGCGACAACGACAAGGAGAAAATCAATGTCCGCCCTCGATAATCTGACGGCAGCTTTCAATGATGTGAGATCCGCCGTTGCGCTCGGCGTCGAAAGAATTCGCCAGCTTGCGCAGGATCTCGCCATCGCGCGCGCGAGCGCAGCCGACGCCGCCGTGATCGACCAGATCGCCGCCGAACTCCATGCGACCGCCGACCAGCTGCGCATCGCGCTGGCGACGGTCGATCACGCGCAGCCTCACGCCTGACCCGCGACCCTCACACGAAACGGAGAATGCAATGATCGGTTATCGCACCTATATCGCCGCCGCGCTGGTCGCCATTTTCGGGGCGCTCGCCTCGACCGACTGGATTTCCTTCATGGATGACCCCAAGGCCGGCGCCGTCGCTCTCGGCTCTGCGGTTCTGATGGCCGTAATGCGCAGTTTCACCACAACCCCGCCCGGCTGGAGACTGTGACGCTTCTGCTGATGAGCAGCCAAGGTTGCGGGAATTGCGCGCTACGCCGAAGGTCGCCATGATGCTCTGCGATGAATGCAGCCTATTCACGCGCCCGAGGGCGTCGGGGCGGGCGCAGGCCAACACTCTCATTCACCGCGCGTTCATTGCGCGCGGTGAAGTATCGGGTCAATGATGAAGGAAACGCCGGCCGCCTTGACAAGGTTCCGTTACGCCTGCTTTGCAACCGTGAGCGCGGCTGCGCTTGCCTGCGCGCGCGCAGAAGAGGCCGCGGAGCGCGCGCCCGATCGGCCGCAGTGCTTCTCCACCACCCAGACCCGCGAGAAGATCGAGAAGCACAAGCTGACCGACCCGTTCACCTGCATGCGCGCCGAAGCTGCAAAGCTGAACGGCGAGCCGATCGGCGCGAGGTTGTGTCGTCTCGCGGAAATCTTCATCTACGAGATCAGCGTTCTGCAGCCGGACGGCCGCGTCGTGAAAATTCATGTCGACGCGACGACCGGCCAGCCGCATTCTGGCCGCAAGGAAAACTGA